ACCCTGGTATTAGAAAAAATATGCAGAAGGTCATATGGAATATAGACCCAGGTGGTACACTAGCATCTAGTTTTTTACTAGAGTATGATTTTAGTGATGATGAAGTTCCACAACCAGAGGCATACACATTATCTGTAACAGGTAATATAGCACAATATGGATTAACAGAATCTACATATGGTTCAGCAGTATATGGTTCTACAGGTTCAGATTTAATTAGACAAGCAGTAGAGGGCAGTGGATTTACAGTAGCTACAAAAATATTAGACGCAACAAACAATAACCCAATATCATTAAAAGGATTTGAAATGGAATTTTCAGCAGGAGGAAGAAGATAAAACATGGGAGCAACATACACTAGACAGAGTTCATCAACTATTGTTGATGGTGGTACTATTGAGGCATCTCATTTTAATGCAGAGTTTGACCAGATACTAGCGGCTTTTGCTTCTAGTACAGGACATACCCATGATGGTACAAGTGCTGAAGGTGGACCGATTACAAAGTTATTAGGTAACACTTTAACATTCGGTGCAGGTACAGCAGGTACAGATATTACAATTACATTTGATGGTGAAAGTAATGATGGTGCATTAAAATGGATGGAAGACGAAGACTACTTTGAGTTTTCGGATGACATACTTATAGCTAGTACAGAAAAAATACAATTTAGAGATACTGCAATATTTATTAATTCATCTGCAGATGGGCAACTAGATTTAGTAGCAGATACAGAAATACAAATTGCTGCAACTACAGTAGATATAAATGGTAATGTAGACATATCAGGAACACTGACAGTTGCAGGTGCATTAGATTTTAGTGATGCAAATATAAGTAACATTGGAAGTATTGCATTAGATACTATTACAAATGACGGCACAGATATTACATTAGATTCTAGCGGAGACATTATATTAGATGCTGATGGTGCAGATATTACACTTAAAGATGCAGGTACAACTTTTGGTAGTTTAACAAATTCTAGCGGTGAGTTAGTAATTAAATCAGGCTCAACACCTACCGCAGCTATTACATTAAGTGGTGCTAATGCAACTATCGAAGGTAACTTAACAGTAGACGGAAACTTTGATGTCACAGGAACTTTAGATTTTAGTGATTCAGCTATTACAAATGTAGGCAGTATTCAATTAGATAGTATTGCAGGTGATGCAGATTCTAACACATCTATTACATTTAGTGGTTCAGATGTTATCACAATGGCAACAGGTGGCACAACTGCTTTAACAATAGATGCTAGTCAAAATGTAACTATTGCAGGAGACCTAACAGTAACAGGTGATGACATCACTATGGGTACAAATACTGCAGGTAATCTTTTAATAGCAGATGGTACAAACTTTAATTCTGTAGCTGTAGGTTCTCTATCAGAAATATCTACGGTAGCAAATGATGATGTATTTTTAGCGGTAGATACTTCAGGTGGAGGTCTTAAAAAAATTACAAGAAGTGCTGTTGTAGCAGGACTTGCAACATCAGGTGCTATATCAAACTTAGCAGAGGATTCTACCCCACAATTAGGTGGAGATTTAGATGTTAATGGCAATGATATTGTATCTACATCAAATGGTAATATTACTTTAACACCTAACGGAAGTGGTGTAGTTAGAATAGATGGCTCTAATGGTATTGATATTCAATCTGGTGCTATATCAATTAAAAACTCTGGAGCACAATCTTATGTAAGATTTTATTGTGAATCTTCAAATGCTCACTATGTACAATTACAAGCACCTGCACATGCAGATTTTTCAGGTAACCACACAGTAACTTTACCTAACTTAGCAGCAACTCTTGCAACAACATCATTAAGTGAAACATTAACAAATAAGTCAATAGATTCTGACAACAATACTATTACAAATATTGTAAACGCAGATATTAAATCTAGTGCTGCAATCGCAGATACAAAACTAGCTACGATATCTACCGCAGGTAAAGTTGATATTGGTGCGTTAGAAATAGACGGTGCTACTGACATAGGTGCAGATTTAGCAGATGCAGATTTAATTATTGTAGATGATGGCGGAGGCGGAACAGAAAGAAAATCTGCCATGTCTAGAATACCAACTTATGTATTTAGTAAAGTAAGTGGAGATGCTACAGTTGCTTCAAATGGTGCTTTAACTATTGCAAGTGATGCAGTAGAACAATCAATGATAGCTGATGACGCTGTGGGTGCAGACCAACTTGCAGCAAACGCAGTTGTTAACGCAAGTATAGCATCAAGTGCAGCGATAGCAGATTCTAAATTAGATACAATATCTACTGCAGGTAAAGTAGCATTAACAGCATTAGAAATAGATGGTGGGACAGATATTGGAGCAGATTTAACTACATCTGACTTAATAGTAGTAGATGATGGTGCAGGTGGTACAAACAGAAAAGCTGCATTATCAAGAGTAGTAACTTTAATGACGGCACAAGGATTTTCTCAAGAAGACCCGACTGCATTAGCAATCGCATTAGGATAGGAGGATAGATGGCAAATACATTTAAAGTAGTAACAAAAGCAGGTGTAACAAGTGCTGATACTATCTACACTGTAGCCAGTTCTACAACAACAGTAGTTCTTGGAATCATGGTAGGTAATACAACAACATCACAGATTACTGCAACAGTAAGTTTAGGTTCAGACACTAGCAATAGAGCAGGTGCAAACAATGAAGCTAATCAGACAGTTGAATTAGTAACTAATGCACCCGTGCCTGTAGGTGGTACACTTGAACTATTGTCTGGTAACAAAGTGGTTATGGAAACAACTGACACACTTTCGTTAACAGCTTCAGGTGCTGCAGATATAGCTTTATCAATTATGGAGATAACCTAGAATGGCATATGTTGGTACACCTATAGATACACAAAACCAATTTCAGTCTTTACAAGGTAAAAGGTTTAGTGGTGATGCTAGTACAACAGCATTTACATTAGACATTGCACCTAACTCTGTTTTTGATATAGAGGTCTTTGTAGAAAATGTTAGACAGGACCCAAACTCTTCATACACTTTAAACGGAACCACACTTACATTTAGTGCTGCACCTCCTAGTGGTACAAATAATATTTATGTGATTCATCAGGCAAAAGCAGTGGGAACAATTACTGCACCTGTAGGTGGTAGTATTGATATGAATGGTGTTGAATTAGTTTTAGACGAAGATGGTGATACCTCTGTAACTGCTGATACTGATGACCAAATAGATTTTAGAGCAGGTGGCACTGATACCATGCATGTTGTAAATGGTAAAGTTGGTATAACAAGTGTTCCTGATTTGGGCGCAGGTTTACATATTAAAACTTCTGACACTGGTGGTAGTGTAAACGGTAATGGTGATGAATTAGTTATAGAAGCTAATGGCAATGCAGGTTTGTCAATACTTACAGGAAACAGTAATACAGGTACTATATTTTTTGCTGATGCTGATGATTCAAATATAGGTGGTATTTTATATGACCATGCAACAGACTCAGCAGCTATGACTTTTAGAGTAGGTGATGCAGTAAGATTTACTATAGATGCATCTGGAAATTTTGGTTTTAATCGTACAGCTACAGCTACTGATACTAATGCATTTGGTGCTTTTATTTCTTCAACTGGAGAGTTTAATAACGCAAAAGATGTAAATGGTTCTAATAATGTTTCAGAATTTTCAGGTAATGCAGGTCAACTTAGAATTAGAGGTGATGGTGATGCTGAAAATACAAATAATAGTTATGGTTCTATATCAGATAGAACATTAAAAGAAAATGAAACATCTGCTAAATCACAATGGGATGATATTAAAGCACTTGAAATAAAAAATTATAATCTTATTGCTTATCCTGACAGACCTCATTTAGGTGTTATAGCACAAGACTTAGAAAGTGCAGGAATGACTGGACTTGTTAAAACAGATAGTGAAGGAATAAAATCAGTAAAGTATTCTGTTCTATATATGAAAGCAGTAAAAGCATTGCAAGAGGCAATGACTAAGATAGAAGATTTAGAAACAAGAGTTAAAACATTAGAGGGATAAAATAATGGCAACAGCCTCTACATCACTATCCAAGATAAAAGCCAATAGCTTAAATCTTGCAGGTACATTTGGATTTAGTGGCACAGTATCAGGACTAGGTGATGAAACACCTTTAGTATTAATTCAAGAATCTTCTATATCAGCAGGAACTGCAACTGTATCATTTACATCAGGTATAGATAGCACTTATAAAGAATACTTATTTATTTATAATAATATACATCCTGCAACTAATGGTGAAGTTGATTTTAGTTTTCAGGCTGATACAGGAACAAATACTAATTACAACCAAACAATTACATCGACTTCATTTAGAACATATCACACTGAATCAGACAGCACTGCGGGAACAGACTATAGAACTGCTATGGACCAAGCACAAGGAAGTTCTTTTCAAAAATTAATAGATGATGTAGGTGGAGACAATGACCAATCAACTTCTGGAATGTTAAGAATATATAATCCTAGTTCAACTACATTTGTAAAACATTTCATAGCTATGTCTAATGTTTATGGGGAAAGTGATATATCTCAATCTTGGTTTATGGCAGGATATTTTAACACTACATCTGCCTTGACAAGGTTTCAATTTAAATTAGTTGATGCAGGTGGTAATATGGATGACGGAACAATTCAATTATTTGGAGTAGTATAGTGGCACTTAGTAAATTAACAGCAGACTCTTTTGACTTAACAGATAATTATGCTTTTACTGG